AGTTGGCAGCATCACCCAGAATTGCGTGACTATTATTTGCAGCATCAATAACAGGCTCATTCTTGAAAAGTTACAAAGGATTATCGATTCGTACCTCAGTAGCAATGCCTCTTAAGCAACAAATGACCGGTTGAGAAGTTACTTTGCATACCATTACCTCCTGACAACGTAGGAGGGAACTTGTGCTTGACACACAGGAATTAGCTCCAGTTGCTATTGCGCTCCTGCTTTCAGTAATTGGTGGGATAGGCACGTTCCTGATGGATGTCCGAGACGGTCGCCAGTCTGGCAATTTGTTGGGATTGGTTACGGAGATCTTTGTTGCAGTGACAGCTGGCGCGGTGGCGTACCTATTGGGGCAACATGAGGGCTGGGAGTTATCAATTACGTACTTAATGGTAACGATAGCCAGCAATAACGGTCATGAGGTGATTTCAGGGATGAAACGAGTGAATATCGATAGCATTCTGAATGTTCTTACAAGTTTGGTGAAAAAGGGAGGCGGGAAATGATTGGCTGGGGTGTATGCGTTCTTGCGTTAGCCTTAGCCGATCGCTATTTGCTAAAACGCAAGGACATCACGCATTTAGAACTTGGTGATGTGGAAATTAAACCGGGTTTCATCCGGGTGCCGTTCAAATACCGGTCTAAATTCCCGTTTTTGCGCGGCGCAACGGTCAGATATTGGATCCGCGATGTTCAGAAGCCGACGACAGTGATTGAAGGCGAACAACGTTGTCTGACGTCGGCTGAACAGGGCGAAAACAGTGAATGGTTGTACATACCCACTGAATATATGGGTAAAGGAGAGCGACTGTGGCATTTCAACGTCATGGTTACGCATGGCGACTCGTTCATTAACCCGTTGTATCGGATTTTCCCTGTTACTCAGCAAATCCGCAGAAGTTACGTAATAAATCTCGCACAGGATGTGTCAGATGACGAAAAATAAGTATGCAACGGTCGATTTTGACCAGGTTAATGAAAAGGGGCTGAAATCCCTTATCGCGGCGATCAATAAAACCGGGGTTACGGTAATTGAGGTTGACTCCAGCAACCGCGCAACAACGAAAGATGGCGTTAAAGTTAAAACCGCAAAGCAGGTTCTTAACGACGGACAAATTCTTGCCATACAGGTAAACGATACTGGCGATATATCGTCTGTGAAACTGAATGGAAAAGCTATTCCTAACGCTCAGTCGCCGGATATCAAGACGCTTGGTACCGTCATGGGACAGGCGGCCCGCAAAAACTCCGCAAAATTCCAGAAATCACTGATCGCCAAAGCGAAGCGTGTTGCCAATCCGGTAGACAAGAAACCGGCAGTTAAATCCAACTTTCAGCGCCTGCAAGAAGCAAAACAGCGGAATGCTCAGGTGGTTGCCGCTTATAAGTCCGCGCAGAATTCGGTGTCTTTCAATCAACAGCAGATCACTGATTTGCGGGCGAAGCTGGATAAGGAGACGGGCCGACTCAATAACGAAAAGGCACGGAATGGCGAACTCAAACGTCGTCTTAAGCAACTGAAAGCAGGAAATTAACATGGAACAGTTCAATATCAATAAAGGGGTGACGATCAAGCCTGGGCTTGACGTGCTTCCCCCGCCAGTGACTGATGATGAATATCGCGCATTAATGGCCGGTGAGGACCGCTATCTGATGACGGAATCCAACACCCTGGAGGAAATCGAGGCTACGTTCTTCTATGACACGCCGATCCACTGGTGTGCTACGGATTTACTGGAGGCGATTAGTTCTACTCGTTTGCAGTTACACCGGACCATGCAGGCATTTGTCCGGGCATTGAACCAGAAGCTGAATGGTACCGGAATCTCTGCGGGGAGTGATAAAACGGGGGATGTGGCCCAGAGCGGCGCGCGCGCGATCGGCGGCGCTGAAATTGGCCGGGCACGTAATGTTAACGGGCTGCCGGTCCTGCCAGCCATTATTCCGCTCAGTGATGGTCAGACTATCAGCATTTTGTTTCATAGCCCGACAGCGGAAAACCGGATCACCAATAGCGATACGCTGGTTGCTTTCCAGTTCTTACTGAATAAAAAAGACGTTACTCACACCGTTGCTCCGATGAGTGGACGTGATATGACGCTGGCGCAGGTCACCATGAAACTTGCCAACCTTGCAGAGAAAAACTCGTCAAAATTCCAGCGTGCGCAGAAGAAGAAAAAAGCCCTTGTTGATGAAATAACCCAACTACAGGCTGACAGTGACCAGAAAGAGGATGCCATGAGCGACCTCGCGGATCAGGTGGCAGCGGTAGAAGGGCAGAAGGCAGATCTGGAGCAGAAAATTAACGCTGTTGCATCGGAAGCGGATTCTCTTTATGAAGAGAATGAGCGTTTGCAGACGGAGATTGATCAGCTCAATCGCACTGGTGGGCGCGATACCATTGCTCCAGCGGGGATGACTGGTGGGCACTCTCGCGCGCTGACGGATCGCCTTGCCAGTATCAAAAATCGTATGCATATGGACGGGGAAGCGACGCTCAGTAATGGTGCATCAATGAAGCAATTCATTGGGGATGGCGAAGGGTATATCCAGTTAACCGATCCGGATGGCAGCGTATACATGATCAAGGCTAAATCCATACAGGGTGTGGACATGGCAGATGCGATCGGCAAGCTGTTTAAAGCCTATAAAGCGGGTAATGTATCGGAATATCTGGTCCAACCAGAAGAACATAAACCGGAAAACGTCGAACCTGAACCAGCGGAGGATACCGGTAGCTCTTCGCCTGAACCAGAAGTCTCTGTAGGTGCATATCGATATGCCCTGCAAATGCGTCCGGCGGCCCCTGGCGCAATACCTGAAGGTAACAAAGCGATTCTGCCGCGCCCTGATGAAGGTGACCCGTATTATGAATATGCACGCTACGGCATTGCTACTTACGATACCCCGCTTTCTGATCAGCAAATGAGTGAGTACGACCTGAAGTTATTGCCTCGCGAGGATTCTTTCGACTTCCTGGCGAAGACACTTACTAATGGTCCGTTTGGCAAATATGCTCAAAAAGCTCTGGAGCTGGCCACCAGCTCACCAGACGAGTTCCGCGTAATGCTGAAAACTCAGTTTCAAAAAACTTTCCCCAATATTGCGTTTCCTGGGGGCGCTGGCACCGAGAAAATGGTGCAGAGCATGATCAATGCATTGCAGGCCGAAGTCGGTGAGATTACTCAGCCAGAACCGGCCCCGGCACAGCCTGATGAAACGGTTAGCGAAGCAGATGCAGAGGCTAATAAAGCCATTGAATATCTCAATAACGTGATGGATATGCAAAGCACTGACATGGCGGAGATCCGTAACGCCCGGGGCAATGTCCGGGAAGCGATTGCAGCCCTTCAGGCTGCCGGACGTTTTGAGGAAAACGAAGAGCTGGTTAATGGCGCTGCTCGCCACCTGGCTGATCTGCTGGTAGCGATCCAGAAAGCGGGGGTAGCGGCATGACACTATCAGCTATTGAGTTAATGGATCTCAGCGATAAGTTGGATGCTCTGATGTCCAAAGCGGCTACCGCGAGTGGCATGGAGTTGCTGGATATCAGCGATGAAATTGACCAGATCATGCAACAGATGGGGTACGGCGCGTCCGGCGGCAGTAGTGGCGAGGAAAAACAACCTTCGGAACATGATGGTGTGCCAAAACTGGTTGCTGATTTCCTGGCTGATAAATTCGTCGATCAGAGCACAGATGCATTTATCGGTACGTTACAGGACTTGAGTCAATATGTTGGCATATACATCGACCTGGACCAGGTTAAACAGCACACGGCGGCATGGATAGCCGCCAACATTAAAGAGGCAGCATAAGGCGTAACACGGATGAGCTTAAGCGATCAGGTGGTAATGGCCACCAGCATAGAAACGCTGATCGAGCTGCTAAAGAACCTGCCCGATTTCGGGCGGGTTTCGTATGTGGTGACAGCGAAGGGTGACGAGGTAAAAACAGCGTTTGATATCGTCGATGCCTCGGCTCTTTTGGTATCCAATACTCTGGACGGGAAAATTAACCCTGACTATCCCCAGGAACTTCAGCCGCGCGACCGGACCCGCGCATCCAGTCTTCTTCAGGTCAACCAGATATCCAAGGATTTGCGTCCTGCCCAGCTTACCGATTCCGGTTTATCCAGCCATGGCGCGCCGATAATTGGTGAGGACAATGCCGTTGAGTCAGGTAATGGACGGACCATGGGGATCATCAAAGCCTATCAGGACGGCAATGCGGATCGGTATCGTGAGTACCTGATTGATCATGCGACCGAATTCGGCATACCTCCTGAAAAGGTTGAATCAATGACGGCTCCGGTACTGGTGCGCCGCCGGTTAACTAAGGTTGACCGCGTTCAGTTTGCCAAGGACTCAAATATTTCTGATCTTCAGGAAATGGCAGCCAGTGAAAAGGCTTTTGTTGATGCCGACAGCATAACACCGGCGATGATGGCGCTTTTTAACCCGTCAGAAAGCGGAGATCTGCTTAGCCGCAGTAATGACGCGTTTATTCGCGGATTTATGACGCAAGTTGGTGCCACACAGGCGGCTGGCCTTGTAACTGAAGATGGGCGACCAACACGGCAACTTGTAGACCGTATACAAAACGCGATCTTTGCCAAGGCATATAAGGATGCGCGCCTGGTAAGGATGGTTGCAGAAGAACCTGATCCGGATATGCGTAATGTTCTGACGGCGCTTAATGCGGCAGCCAATGATTTTGTCCAGATGCAGGCTTTATCAGGAGAAGCGCACAAGCAGGCTGTGACAACTATTGTTGATGGCATTGAGACAGCGGATAGCCTCGATAAAAAGGCGCTGGCGGCATTGAAAGATGCGGTAGACCTGGTAAGGCAATCGAAGGAGTCAGGCCAGCATATTACCGATGTTATTGCTCAGGGGGATATGTTCAGCGAAACGGCCCCGGAAGTGAAAGCACTCGCGTTGTTCATCGTCGCGAATAACCGTAGCGCGAAGCGTATGGCCACCGCCTTTAAGTTGATGGCTCAACGTATCAATGATGAGTTACAGCACCAGGGCCAGGCGCTGGGGGATATGTTTGGCGGCGGCGATGTGTCGTTACAGGATATCCTTCGCCAGGTGTCTCAGGAACTGGAAAACGAAGGCATGCAAGGGATATCCGGCGGTCTTTTCGAGTCCGTTTCCGGCGGTAGTTACAACGGTGTTGCTCCATATACCAGTTTGCTATTACATCGGGCATCCGGCATCAAAGACATTATTCATCTGATCAGGCTGCTTTCCCGTACAGATCCCCATGATGAACAGCTTGTACAAGTGCTTGCGCATTTTGTTCGAATGCCTGTTGCCGACGTGAAAAAATGGTGCCGATTATTCGGTATCAGCAATTCGTTACTTCGCGGCTTGTTAAATCACGCATCCTCCCTTGGGCGCGATGGCTTTGACGAGATAGCGCAGGCGATAAAAAACGGAGATATGCCACCAGCTATTGACTGGTTTTCCATTCGCCCAACCAGGGTGAAAGCATTCCTTAGCGCGGCGCATTCGGCATCATCATTGGCAGAAATGGTTCAGAGGTTGTCGCTCATATTCACAGACCATACCGCGTTGGGTGATCTGACTCTGGACGAGATGAAAGATGCCTCCATTCAGTGGGCCGATCAACAAAATGAGGTTAACTCAGACTTCTTGACAGCATTCAGGAAGGCCGTTAGTAAAGCGGATGATGCCCGTGGAATTCTGAAGGCATTTAAGGCATTGCAAAGTCGTGTTAATAAACATGTCGGTGATATCGATGGGGTAACGGCGGAAGGCCGGGATATCCTTAAAGAGCACGGTATAACGCCAGAGTTTATTGATGAGATCAGGACTGATATGCAGCGTGAGGTCGTATCGTCCCTGCAAATCGTAGCCAGAGCGTTGGCGGATGCTAATCCGAAGAGTGCGGCCATTGTTAACCGGGTTATTGGTGATATTGAAGCATCGGAGGGCATGGGGGTACTGAAACTCTTCCTTTCGCGAGCGTTTAATCCTAACGGCAATATTCTCCCTGGCATTATTGGTGAGGCTAAAAAGTATGTCAGTGAAGAAGAACTTGAGCAGCTTGACCAACTACTTAAGCGATTCTCATATAACCCGCAGACACGCTGGCAAATGAATCAGCGAAGTATGGGTTCGGTCCACGAGAAAGTGTTATCTGCCATGAACAGTGCGATCGCAAACTCATCCGTATCTGAAGAAAAAGCTCTTGAGTGGGCCGACTCTTTTATCACGGAAGAAGTGGAAGAAGCCCGCGCTGGACAGAATGGTGGGATAGACCTGCGCAAGGAACTTGCCGATATTTATCGCCTGACCGGCGGTAAAATTTCGACCTTATCAAAGGTGGTTCACCACAAGGGAAGGGCATATGCAAATCTTAATGGTGTTGTTGCTGTCAATTTGAACGATGAAAATGCAAGTGCACTGTGGCACGAGCTGGGTCATCATCTTGAGTACAGTAACCCTGGTTTGTTAGAGAAAGCCCGGTCATTCCTGAAGGCCAATGTTGAAGGGGATAAGCCATCTTTCGTTAATATCGGTGGGCGTGGCAAGCCTGAATGGTGCTTCAGATCTCGATTGAGTAATATTTATATGGCGAAGGTATACCCGCCAGCCTCAGTAAGTAACACTGGGAAAATTCGGCAGAAATCCCCGACTATTTCCAAAACGTCAGCAACGGAAGTATTCTCTATGGCTCTTCAGTTGTATCATGACAAAGAGGCCGCTGCCGCATCACTGATGAATGGTGACGGATTGCTGGAACTGTTATTAGGTGTGGCAAAGGAGCTAAATAATGCAGATTAAAATCGCAGCGCCATTAGGCGGAGATGCCATTATCGAATTTGATGATAATGAAGAAGTTTCCGGGCGTTTAAGCATTATCTCCGGTGACATTACCGAGGACATGATCGCTGAAGCCATAGCTGGAGCAAATCCCAATAGCTATATGGGATTCGTTGACACCCTTGATGCTCCCGCAAGTGATGTTCTCCGAACGCTGCATCTTTACGCTGGCTGGTTTGTTGATTGGCCTGTTGTAGATGGTGGCGATGAGGACGACGACGATGATTTTGGTGATCATGTAGACCAGATAGTATATTAACTACCTGATAGTGCAAAAATAACCTGTTCTGGCATGTTATCGTGTGCTTAAGGTAAATGTGTAGTGGCTTGCTTTAGGTTATGGAAGCAAGCCATTTCCTATTAAAGTAGATCAAAAAACTTTAATTTTGGCGTTTCGCTCACCACATATTGAGCACTTTAGCCGATTTTTTAAGTCTTCCAGAGTCAATCCTGAAGCTACATATTTTTTAATGTCTCTTTGAGAGAGTATCACTGGTTCACGGAACCTATAACCGCCGCAGAGATGTATTATCATTATCTCAGAATCATTTTCTAACCAGTCATTAAGAGTGTTGTGTGGTTTAGAAAGTCGCTCAATATCCAAACGCCATTGTTGGATTTCATTACTGTCCCAGTCGAGATTTAGTTTAGCACGTTGGGCAACGAATCGATGTTTTCCTCTGTTAATACTAGGTTCGTAGTCTTTTCGTTGATCGGTAGTAAGGTCCTCTTCGTATAGAAATGAATCATCGTTTTTATGAGTGGGTTCAAAAATTACTTCAATAAAACTTGGCTCATACGCGTTAAAACTTTTTTTTCTTATGAATATCCCTTGTGTACCACTCCCGTTTAAATCAGCACAAAAATTAACATCTATTCCTCGACGAAGTGCGAAAAAATACCTATGTTCCCTCATGGCCACAGCTAATTTGGCTATATCTATAAGGTTGTGTATTTTATCAGAATATGTATTCATGAGGCTTCCAAGCAAATATCATGACAAGCATAAAGTGTTAAAGTGATGTTACGCATCTTAACAAAGTGACTCTTGATTAATTTTAATTCGCCCTATCTTGCTTGTCTAACCATCATTGCATATTCAGAGGGCAGGTGATGCTGCCAACTTACT